TGCGATGGCACGAGTTGTCTCTATCTCAAGAGTCATACTAGATTGTTCAAATACTGACCAGTGTTGATGTTTGATGCAATATTTGAGAAGTCCAGCAAACTTTTCGTTGTCCTGATTAGCAGGGTTGGAAACTCTGGCAATATGAGCCATAGTTTTCTCTGCATCAGGTGTAACTGTTACTAATTTTACGTCCATTAAAGTTCTTCTATTTGGTCGCCGTATCCTACTGTACGACTTTGACCACCTTCAAGTATTGTATATGAACTAGGATCAGAATATACTTCTGCTTCTAATTCCTCAATAACCGTTTTCAAGTTCTTAATGATAAGTTTTAAGTGGTTCTTGTCCATATCAAATAAAATAATTAAAATTAATCACACATCTACGAAGTTCATCAGTTGGTGAGCATCCAGCATGTTTAGTATTTGAATTAAATACTACCATACGATTAGCTAAACTGTCAACTTTCGTACCATCTTCAAATCTGGTATAACCATCATTGCTATTTACATAATATATCGAGGTGATACAATCGTCAACATCTGTATGAAGATCGTATTCCTGTCTCTCTGGTGTTCTCATATTTAGATTGGCCTTTACCCTCACTATTGAGATAGGTTCCAACTCATTTATGATAGGCATGAGATTATAGAAGAATTGACTTCTAGGTTCAAACTGTGCATAAAATACATGACAAAACTGATAATATCCATCATCAGGCGTGTTCACGCCTTTACCAAACTGCCATTGAAAAGAAGAATCCTCCATCATCAATTTGCGGAGGATTTCATAATCGTCTGGTTTTAGGAAATCATCAATTACTTTAAGTTTCATTCACATCCTTTGTTAGTTCTGTGACTAATTTCTCAGTGCCATCCATCATCTTAATCTGAAACAGATTAGATTTCATGTATTTTTTGATCTTTTTATATTTCTTCAGCACCTTATTAAACTCTTCCTTATTGAGTTCGACCTTCCCTTGCTTTGCGTCACCAGAGTATTTACTACCAGCAACGTTTCTTCCATCTCCCATAGGAGAAGAACCACTATACTCACTCATAGATCATTCCAATCGGTATAGTTTTTTTCTATATTTAATGATAACATAGAAAGTAATGTATCATAAGGTATCCAAGCAGGGTCTTCATCTAGAAACTGAACCTGTACCTCTGTCACATTCTTCTGGTAGAATCTGTCATAGACAGTTCTAACATTTTTAGCATGAGTCAATGGGTTAATCATTTACGTTTCTGATTTGGTTTCTTGGATGAAGCTTTCTTCTTATCTGGGTTGAGCATTTCTTCATCCCATAGTTTCGGAGATATTTTACCATTGGATTGCTTCCAACCCTTTAATCCTTTCTTATATTTGTCATAGTAGTGGTCAAACATTTCCACTGATTTTTGACAAACAGTAATGTCATAACAAGTCTTACCATCCTTCTCATACTCAACAAGATATGCTGTGTATGGTAATTTAGGATTCTCTGCTAATTTTGGATCGCAGTCTTCGTGTAAGATTTTCAACTTCTGTTCCCCCATGTGATTTCTGGATAGGCTTCTGACACTAATTCCTTAGTGATATTGTACTTGGTGTTGAGAGCTTTATCTTTAACCAAGATAAGAATCTCTGCTTCTTCTTGTGGTAGAGTCTGCAAGATATTAATGAAAATTGACTCTCTCTTGATCTTATTCAAGGCATCGTCACCGCCTTTTACAAAACGGTAGAACTGTCTTGCAGAATTACGAATAGTAGTCCTTTGTGGAATACCCTGTTCTCTAGATGCTTGTACATCACCCTCTACAGGTTGATATGGTACAGGTCCTTCTGGTAGAACAGATATAACTGATTCATCAAAGTTCCATATCATAGTCATTTTGAAAGAGTCATCCCCATGAGTTCTGAGAATCTCTAACTTTTTCGCTTTCACTCTCTCAGAATCGACTGCTTCTAAGATTTCATGAACCATAGGATTAGGTGGCAGTGTCTTTTTCTTTACTGTTACTGTCCTTGGTTTTGTTGAAGTTTTACGAGTGGAAGTCTTTCTCCTAGTTGCGGATCTAGTCTTCGTCGTCTTCTTCGCTGTCGTCATTGTTTTCAAACCTCACGGCTACTATTTCATCGGGAATGAGATTCCCATTTTCATCATACATTTCGGGATGACTAAAGGCCACACCTTGATTCTGTAAATTGATGTAATTGTTTTGTTGGGCTAACCAGCCAATTATACCACCTAATATTAAAAACGTCAAACATAGCATACTGAATATTACAAGAAGTACAGTGGTTTCCATGTCGGTCTCCTAATTGTTGGTTTTCTTTTTTATATCCAACGATAATCTAAATTCTCTACCAAAGAGGGAGAGTTTTATATCGAAGAACTTTGGTGTTTGTTTTGGTTTGGGTCGCTTCTCTCCTTTGAGTATAAGTTCTACGCCCTTATTTATGTCCATATCAGGCGGAATCATTGGAGTAGACCCTGTGTTCTTTTAAATATTTTAAGGTTTGGTTTGCATTGCCTATGTGCTTTCCGTCCATAACCACCTGTGGCAGTTCAAGAGTGTTTGGAAACTTCTCTTCAAATTCTTCTGTGGTATAATCCGTATCCAGTTTTTTGTAGACATAGGGCGTTCCTAGCATCTCAAAGACCGTCTTCACCTTATAGCATAAGGGACATTCATCTTTTCCGTATATTGTAAACATAGTTAATACCGAATTACTTCTATTTTATGCCACTCATGGCCATAGACTAATAAACCTCCGAGTGTTTCTTCGTTATAGCATACTGTAAAATATGTAGATAACTTTCTACCATCTAATCCCCTATGTGGCGTGTCACTTACAAAAAGAACCCGACCCTCTAGTGGTTTACCACCTAAGACTTCGGGAACTCTAACTATAGAACCTTTACGGATTGCTACAGTTCTCTCTGTATCTAAGAAAACTTTCTTCGATTCCTCTGGTATCGGTTTTACCTTGCGATACCCAGATATGGCAGAATTCGTAGAGGTGACGGACATTTTCGAGAGTGTTGAATTGTTTTAAAGAAAGAAATGCTTGTTGACGCATGGACAGTCGTTCATCACTGTATCGTGTGTCATTCATCGCTTTCGTTCTCTTTTTCAATTCTTTTAATCACAGTGCCCATCTTATCAAAAAGACTTTCAGTTCCTTGAATGTTATCAAGATGTGAGATTATGGCACCTAGTTCTCTTACAATGTAAGGTTTCTCTACTCTTGCTGCAAACGCAAGTGCATCACGGAGATGAACTTCTGCCTTCTTGAGGCTTTCTGATGTTTGTTCTGATAATGCCATTAGTCTTTCTTGATAGAGTTCCAATCGTCTTGGAATAATTGCAATCCCTTGTCGGTTAGAATGTGGTTATACATTTTATGGAAAATTGCAGGGGGCATAGTAACAACATCTGCTCCTACCTTAAAACACTCTGCAACATCTTTCACATTTCTAAGTGATGCAGCAAGAACCTGAGTTCTTGACAGGTGTTCTCTATATAGTTTCGCAATGTCTCCAACTAACGCTAAACCATCAAATGAATTATCGTCAACTCTTCCTACAAATGGTGAAATATATGTAGCTCCTGCCTTTGATGCCAGTATTGCCTGTGCAACTGAAAAACATAGTGTCACATTCACTGTGAATCCGTCACTACTCAATAACTTACATGCCTTTAAACCCTCTACGGTTAGTGGCACTTTGATAGTCACGTTCTCTAGATTTTTAAATGCTTGTGCTTGATCTACCATCTCAAGAGCGTTGTCTGCAACTACTTCTGCGGATATAGATTCAAAGAATGGAAATTCGCCAGATATCTTCTTTATTGTTTCTACTGGATCACCACCACTTTTAAGTATTAGTGATGGATTTGTTGTCACACCGTCAATGAGACCAGTTTGATTTGCTTTTTCAATGTCTTCAAATACGGCAGTATCAAGAAAAATTTTCATCTTTTGGTTTTTTGTTCGCTTTTTTAATAAGTTTGGCGTAGAGTACGTCTTCTCTAGTATAGAGGTTAGGTGTCTTTTTTGCAACTTTTATTAACCTCTTTGCTATTTTTCTTTGGGATTCAACACACATGTATCTCGTTTTCGTATCATTACTTTACTATTTAGCACAGGTGATAAGTAAAAATACGCACTGGACTCAGAAGGTAAAGATTCTCTTAACTTTCTGACCATGAGAAGTTGTTTATCAAGCAAACTCATCTTCTAAGAGTATGCAAGTATTCTAGAACATGCTCACGAACCCACATGAGTTCATTATAACACCCCTGATTATGGGCACATGACCTCAATTTGGGGTCTGGTTGATGAACAGACTCGATGAATATATCAAGTCCACGATTCCATTTTTGATCTTGAGACTCATGCTCATCAATCTTTAGTCTGTCGTCCATGTCTATTTGATAGGAGGGGCGGAGGGTTTCTCAGTACAGAATTTATCCGCACCTGTAACAATTTGAATCTGTTCTAGATTCATCCATTGTTTTGTCATCTCTTCATTGAGAAAGGCAATTTTCTTGTTCTGCAACTCTGTTTGTTCCAAGAGATATGCAACAGTATGAGCAAGAGTTTGTCTATTGCCTTTACTATCTTTTAGGTAGATAGAGTATGAAGTGCGAAATTTACGAACTAAGTGTATTCTTAATATAACATAAAGAATGAAATTCGTAAAGAGTATCCAAAAAATAGTCATGATTTAGATGTGACAGATCTCCATGTAAATTGAATAAGGCCTTTAAGAGTTGATAAGATAGGAAATTTCTTCTTTGATCCTATTTCATCAAATACATCCATGTTTAACTTAAAAGCATAATTAGCTTCGTTGATAATCAGTTCACCATCAGACCAAGTGATAGGAAGATTGTCTAAAGCAGTTCTATATCTGTTTTTGAA